TCACCCACAATTAGCATCTAAGTTCCCTAAAGAAATAAGTAACGTATTAGACATACCAAACGAAGAACTACAGTTCGAGGAGATGGTAGTCATTGATGACTCAGGACAACAACACATCTTGGAAGGCGGTAGTCCTCTTGGCACAATCATTAGAGGTTTCAGAAAAGTCAACGATAGAGAAACAAAGGGTATGGCACCATCTCTCGCTAACAGTGGAGTAGCGCCTAATCTCAAGATACAGTTACCTGACCCTAACACGATACCGGGTAACATAGTAATAAGGTCTGGATTCGATAGAGTGCAGGCTTATCAGAACGAAACAATGGGTTCTGGTGGTATGATACACCCAGACCTAAACGAGAACTACATCGGTAGTTTGTTTGATAATTCTGTATCTAGCCCACGAACAGGACCTACATACGAAGACCATAACTGGGAGCATATTGATACTCTCACCAAGGAAAGCACCAACTCAGGATGGAAGGAAAGCACCAACAGTGCACCGTTACAGACCAGTTACGAACAGCACGACAGAACCTTGTACTTCCACGTAACTAAGATGGGACACAGCGGCACCGAGAGATACCCCACAGAATACACTCATTCAGGTGGTGTGGTCAATCAGAGTCTAACAGTCAGTGGTTTTAGTGGCACTACTCTCACAGTATCAGGCACAGTGGACGCTTCGATATACGATGCAGGGTTTGGAACCAAAGAGGTAAGTGACAACAGACGCTTCCTGAGACTCGCCACAACAACAGACTCAGTGGTAGTTTCTTACACAGCAATCAGTGGAGTCACGTTCACAGGCGTGATAGGAGATGTGGATTTCACCGCCTTCCTAGAGGCAAACCCACCAGCGTCAACGACAATCAACATCACCCCCTCATATTACATACCGGCTGGTAGCAACCGATTCTTCGCATCCAGAAGGCTACGTGACCACGCAGAGGTAAGTGGTAACTCACCTGATATGGCGAAGACAGAATACGCTACGGGGACATACGGTACAATTGATACAAACACTCTCGCTCACAACATATACAACAAGCAGGTATTGACACCAATGCCGTTACCACGCATGGGTCATCACTTCGTCACGCCAACCATGCCTATGCTACCGGGTCATTGGGCGCACCCAGTATACCAAGGTCTATTCAGGAAACACTTAGCAGAAAGAGCATCACTGCGAGGCTTTGCTGACAAGAACATACTGGCTGATAGTGTGACTGGCACTAGCGTGATGGGTGACTTGGCATCAACCGTGACGGACCAGTTCAACGTGCATGACCCTGAGTTAGCATTCAGTGGTGTAAACGCAGCCCCCAGTGGTCCCAGCGACATTCATGGGGGCGCGTTTACGCTTATGTTCGAGACGAGTATCAAATATGATGGTTACGGTATTCTCGCATCTACAGGAGCAGCAGGTACAGTCAACCAACAAGGTGGTCATAGCATATTGCTAGAATCCGCCGCTAACTACACTTTGGGTAAACACTTCCCAGACCCCGCTGAGGTGGGTGCATACCAGATTGTGATACAACCAAACACATTCTCAACACAACTAGTGGGATACCATAGTGATGTGTTGGCTTCAACTCTATCATTAACAAGCCAACAGGTAAACACCGTAATAGGCAAAAAGGTATCACATAGCACGCTAGGTACGGTATCACTCACATTAGCACAGGCTACTCAAGCGGATGTAAGGGGTTGTGAGATTTTCATAAATGAAGCAATGTTGGACATAAATCCAGACCACGGAAGCCAATTCACTAACATACCACCACTCCTTTTGTACAACCCATTCGGTGTAGAAGGCACGGAGTCACCCGTTTTCACACGTAGAGCACTACCATACACACCGGGTCAATTCAGAAATGCTACGCCGGGATACACAGTAAGCACACCTTGGTGGTCTTTCCTTCACAAGGTCGCCCCAGACGACGACTCATCCGATAATTTCAAACATATAGCCCATCATCGCCCAGATAATTACTACCATATCAAGAGAAGTACCTTTGGAAGTATAGGAGTACAATTAACAATTGCAGGATACCCTTCAATATATCCAAACATATATTCACATGTATTACAAAATACATCATTAAACCCAAAATGTATTGTTAAAAGTATCCAAAGTGCAGCAGGTGGATATAGAACAATCACTGTAGATGATGCAAGTAGGTTTCCTGAGACACCACAATATGGAGAAGTACTAGAATATACTGATTCTAATGGTATTAGACGCACTTTAGATTACACAAGACGCGCAGGACTGCAATTAAATGCGATAAACAAACCAGATAAACTACAGTCAAGTACCCTTTCTGGGCCATTTTGGGACAGTATCACCACTGATTTAGCAGCAGGACTTGATGTTACGATTAGATTATCACAACCATATGACATATACAGTTCCAAGAATGTATTAACAGATAATAATAGCAGTATATTTGCAAAAGTAATTTCACAATTAGAGAAAGGTACTAGAGATACTACTAATTTACATATACCAGATGCATATCTATGTATGTGGAATAGTAATTTAGGTAGACCATATACATTCTACTCGGATAGTTCACGTACTTACAATAATCCAACTAGTGATAGAGCGGTTGATAAGAAACCATACAACAGCCTTCCTGAGCATTTCGAGAGTATTCATTATCATGACTCAGTATATGCAATGAGTTTAGGACCATTGGACCTAAGAATAAAAACCGCTAACCCCGATACTAAAACTGGTGCTTCCGCCACAGGAGAGGTTGTAGAGGGATTAACTGATTATCTAGCACAGGGTGGTGATAGCCTAGATAGTCAGAAGATAATGTATAGCAAGTTCTGGCCTTGTGGTAGCCGTGGTGGGCCTTTAGTCAGTCGTTTAGACCTGTACACCGAAGCCAGCGTATCATGGACTATACCCCGTAAATACGCAGCAAATGACTTCTATTACTGGGAAGACGATGTCAGCCTAATAGATGGTAGTTACAACATGAACCTCTCTGGCATCAAGTACACTGCAATGAATAGCAGTCACGCTGATAACAGATATTCCTATGGTTGGAGAGTATCAGTTAGACAAGCGTATAACAAACCCACATACGGTATACTACCGGGTAGAGGGAAACTAGAGGATGACAACTCTACAGAGACCGGATACACCACTGATTACGTGGCAGGACCATTGGTGCAGATGGAGTCTACTACATGGTCTTACATTGGTGGTGATGCCTCGCAGTCTAGTGCTTCTATGTCCACAACATATGTTGGTGTCATGGAGAGGCAGACTAACTTCGCGGGTATGCTTGCTGCTGACAGACCTGAGTTCCAAGTGCGTTACAGTGATGGGAGAAGGATGACAAGACCGTTCGGAGCACCATTGAGAACATTAGCGTCCAACACAAATCAGATTGCAGACTGGTGGGGTGACTCAAGATTTGGTAAAGCAAAATATAGCGTCACAGAGGCCGCTCAGTACTATCTGGTGGATTGGTGGGGTAACGAGCGTGGAGAGGACGTAAGGCGTGCTCCAGTGCGTGGATTCGGCATCAGACCAGCATGGGACTGTGGTGATGTATACGAGTATGACAGAACCAACGGAAGAACTCCCCACGCTAGGATATTCAATAACGGTAAGCCCATCTTCGATGTTCTTGGTGTCATAAACTCCTCAGGGGCAAGCACCGGCGACCCACCGAGATTATGTGGTTCTCAATCACTGAGTGGTAGTATCACTGTCCTAGTTGATGTATTCGCACCCACACACTCAATGCGTGTGGGAGACATGGGTAACGGTAGAGGGGTCAGATACCCAAGCCAATTCAACGAGGACATACTCACAGAACTTTCAGAACCAATACATTCCACTGGTATAGTGTTAAGCCACAACACAGCAGAACCACCAGCCGTAACGGGCTTGTTACGCCCCCGTAACGATGTACTGCAAGCCGATGAGATTCCTAGGGGAATCAGTGCTAGATTGGAGATTGCAGAGGATGGCCTCCTCAAACCAGACGCGGTAGTTAGTGACCGAGTGGAGAGTGTGGTAGGTTCTAGCCCGCATAAGGACGCAATCAGCAGAAGCACACCGAGGATAGGGGTAGACGCTGAGAACATGGAGGGACTTGAGAAGGACCACATAGTAATCAATACGGAGGCACACAGCCTACACACTGATAGAGGGGTAGGGCAGAGGACTGTGCTTCATGGTGCTTTAGTAGCCAATTCTCAATCCATTGGTGACTTGGACCTGACATCTACTAACTTCAATAGTAACATGAACAACATACTCAGATTCAGCCACACTAACAACGTCAACCCTCTTGGTGGTAGTTATGTGTTAGAGACCAAGAGTTACGGTGCTTTCTTTGATGATACAGGTTGGGGGCTGGATGGTGTGTCTGGTGCAGCATTCACAACAAATCCATATCAAAATACCGATTTCAATAGAAATACCATGATGAACAATCAAAACGACCAGAGCATACAGTGGTTGTTACGCCCCGTCCGTGTTCTAGACAAACAACATGTAGAGATGTTCAGACCACTATCTGCTGTGGGTGGTAGCACAGCACAACCGGGTTCAAACTTCTTCAGAGCAACTGCTGGTGGAAAGTATGGTTTGTTCACATACAATGTAGCAACACCAAGAGTTGCGACTGATAACTTCCCAAGGTCAACAGCATCTGATACCAACGGACCATACGTGCCTGTGTTTTACATGTCCGAATCCAGTTCTGTCACTCCTACATCCCAAGGTCCTAAGATTCTAGGAACAGAAACCACAGGAGTAAACGGATTTGACAAGACTAGCATCACTAGCCCAGTGACGAGAATGGTGATGAGTGAGAATACCCTTCAACACTACAGAGCAGATGCTGCTAGAAGGAGACAGATGGAAGAATCAAATGAGTTAGTTAGGAGAATGGACTTCAGCATAAAACCTAGATTCAGCCAGTCTCTACACCCTAAGGGACACAAGGGTGATGTGACTTTCAACGTCAGTAACCACAGTGGTGATGCTTCATGACCAATCTAAAGGCAAGTGGTGGTAAGTTCAATAACACCGTCAATGAAATCATGCAGCATATCAGAAAACCTGTGTTTGTGGACAATGCTGTACACCATGCACTTCTCTCATCACAGTCTGATAACAAACACAAGGTGACTATAGAGAATAGAAACAATGCTACCTACAATGTGTTCAGCGAGAAGAGGTACGAGTTGGTTGAAGGGGAAGCGGCTGTACAACTCACTCATGTGAGTGTACCGGGCCATTCAAGCAAAGCAGCACCATTCTACGAAAGTAGTGTTATTTCTTCATCTTCCACTTTACCTACTCTGATGTATAGCGGGGAGAACACTAGTGAGAGGCTTACTCTTTCAACAGCGGAAACTTCCACTGAGGGAGTTAAAATCAACATGAAGAATATGAAGGGGAGAAGTCTGAAGGATATAGGTTTCAGAGGTAGTACTGTACATCTTGGAGACCCTATTGATGTTGGCTTAAGAACTAGCGACTTGGCTATGAGGTTAGGTTCAGATGTAACATCTACTCTTACATCAGTGCAGATAGGCTCATTGAGACACTCTGCGAATACTAACGAAGGTAGGAGAAAACACACCAACAAGTTCCTTGCAGAGGACTTCTTCGGTATTCCCCTCATATCAGCACTCAAGTTCACATCACGTCATGATGGAAATATCATCTACTTCGATAGATTTGCTAATCTGATGTACACACCATTCAGATTCTCATCATCAAATAGATTCCTAGATGCTACCATCAGACAAGGCAACGAGGAAACCAACCCATCATCTCACAACGAAAATAGAATCTCAATCAAAGGGGTCCCCTTAGCACTTAATGAGAATGCTTCTGTGGTGGTTGATGATGCAGAGAGACAACAAGGTAAGTTCGATACAGACATAC